GAGGCAGAAAGGGCACCGTCCGCGTTAAGTAAAAACAGGGTGCGGTTCAATGTGAATTTCGAGCCGACAGAACCCGCCAAGGGCGAGCTTAGGATAACAGAGCCTGGGGACGATACTAGGGCGCGGGATGAAAAAATGTGGATCAATGAAACAAACCCCGGCCTTGTCCACAGGCTTTTGTCTGACCCCCGATGGAAAAACCAGATTGACGATATGCTGGACAGTTATAACGAGAGGAGGCCAGGCGCACAGTTAAATAGAGAAGAATTTGTAAGACAATACACTGCACTCGTTACATCCGTTACTCCATTGCAAGACCTTAGTGATCTGGGAATTTTGAATACTATCCAAGGTGCGGTAGCAATGCCCGGCGGTCTGGCACCCACGGATAACATACTTGACCTAGGAAGTTCTGCGGGCAAGAACTTGGTGCGAGCCCTAATGAGGTCTGGCGCACTTCCTTCTTCCTTGCAGGATAATGTCCATGCCGTCAGACGGCGATTCGTTGATACGATGAAAACCCGATTTGAAACATTGGATGGCAAGGTAGTAGAGCTTCTTCAAGCAACGCGACTTCCCGACAACATACAGCGTCAATATGTAGATGACATTGACGGATTATTCCAATTCATGGGTGAGGTAGCAATCCGGGGCGAGGATATGAACGCAGATCTTCCTGCCTTGTACGACCGCCCCGGCAACAGGATTATTATCAATCTTGCTGCAATTGATCCCAATGACATGGTTAGCGCAGAGGAGGTTGTAAAGCAGGCAGCCTTTCACGAAGGGCTACACGCGCTGATAATCCGAGATCATTTAACCGAAGAAGAATTAAATGTACTATATGGTTTCGTTAGAGATAAAAATAACATAGTACCAAAGGAAATAGACGAGGAAGCATATAATGCACAATTAACGTGGTTTGAACGCTCCGTCGTGGCCCACAAGGATAGCGGGTTAGCTGAAGCGGACATCGAAAAAGAAGCCATCATTTCCCTGCTGGAAAACTTGACGCAACATCCCGATCTGTATGTAGAGGGAAAGAAAACCCGCACGATTGCCAAGGGTGTCCGGGGATTTCTTGAGGGGTTCGTGGATGCAGCCAAGGATTCTGACATCGTTGATGTTATGAGAATACTTGGACGAATAGAGCGTGGTGAAGTTGGCGAGCGCACGGCTGGATTTTTAGGTGATACCGAATATACAAATGATTCGATAGTTAGATCTAATGATTTACTGCGTTATGCAAATCCCGAAGATATAAGAAAATTAAAAGCAGCCATTGTTTTACGCGATGCTGCTCCGTCTGATCAAATGAGAGAAGTCGAACAGGCGAAAATAGATGATATCTCTGATAAGATAGTTGCCAACCGTGGCATTATTCAGGAGTCTGCTCCACCACCTCCCGATGCGGTGCAGGCCATTGAGAATCAGCGTCAGGCAATCGAACATTACCGTGCTACCTTTTCGGGGGAAGTCCCCCTATTAGGCTTGGATCAAAAGAATAGGGATAGTGAGGCGTATAAGCTGGCCCTAGATACATTCATGGAAATGCGTGGCAAAGATCCCAGATATGCCTACAAGATGCCTGAGCCATATCAAAAATTTTTCAACAAAATGTCGCCGCTGTCACCCAACCTGTTGAGTCTTGTTGCTGACGTTGAGAAGGCCGGAGTCATAACACCGTTGGATGGGGATGTTACAAGGAAAAGTCTTGAGGAAGGTGGCATACTCAGTGGGGACTATGTTAGAAGACCATGGTGGAGGGGTGGGGGAATTGAAGGAGATTTGTCTGAGGTTGACACCGAAACATTAAAAGATCAGCCCACCACTGGAGATAATATTAAGGATACGGTGGAGAATCTAAAGGGAAGTGTTGACGGATTACGCTATCTCTATTTGGATCGTCGCCAGTATATCGTAAAGCAAACCGATAGGCTTATAGCTGCACAGAACAGGGCGCAGTTAGATGCCGAAACATCTGCTCTGGTTATGTGGCGTAACTCCGACAATGCACTCAATTGGTTGTCCAGCTTGATGCTTAGGGGACCATTGTCTTATCTCGGAACAACGGTTGGATCCGGAAGGTTTGAGAATGCACCCATCTATGACAATGATCTACAAGAAAAATACGGGGGTGATGGTCGTGTCCAGGGGCTAAACGACATAATTGCCCCGATCATAGACGCCGGTAGCCAACAGGCTGCACTTACTTATGGCCTAATCAAGAGGGTGCGATGGACAAGGGATCGCCTTGAGAGCATCCAGTCGGCAACCGCAGGCGTGGATTCAGAAAATCTTAACCCCGAAACCAGACGTAAATTAAAATTATTTCAAGAATCCTACGAGGATATTAAAGTCGCCGTCAGGAAACTTACCGAAGCTCAGATGGATGATATTGTCCAAGAAATAGAAACAAAAGAAAGTAATAAAATTATTGTAGAGTTTTGGGATCGTTACAAGGCATACGATAATCACATGATCAAGATGTCTTACAATACTGGCATGATCACCAGGGAGATACGTGACGAGTGGTTGTCTATGCCGTATGCGCCGTTCTATCGCGAAACAATGGAGAACGAAGATTTCCCGATAGGCTCACAGGAGCAGATGGCAAAGCGTAGGAAGAATGTGGTAGAGAAGGCCCTAACGGAGAGCATGAAGCCGATAACGTCGAAGTTGTCGGATAGCATTATAACAAATACACAAGCATTGGTTCGTGATGCCATGATGAATACAGCGGTATCACGAACAGTTAGAGATGCTGTGGCCTTGGGGGAGGCAAGAAAAATAAATATCAGTGCCGTGGCAGCCTCTCTTGATGATCGCGTTGTGCGGGTTATGGAACATGGCGTCCCAACGTATTATCAGTTGGACGATGCACAGGTTGCTATGTCTGCAATGCTGCTGGGATTCAACCCCAAAAAGCAGTTGCAAAAATTATTTGGCGAACACAAACTCGGCAAATTTATGCAGACGGCTCTCACGAAAAGCTCTTCATTCTTGAGGGATGCTGTTACAAGAACTCCACCCTTCGCTACAAAGAATGTTTTCAGAGATTCTTGGAATGCTATGAGCCTTACTGGCGGAGGGCCACGGCTTATTCTTGAAGCGTTCGGCAATGCCATTAATCCAGACTCTCTACGCAGGGCGGATGAGTTGGGACTATCAATAGGAGTCGATTTTGTTGCGGAGCCTGGTGAGTATGGCAATAAAATGAGGTCGGAACTGAAGAAAGCTAATCTAGATTGGAAAAATCCCCTTAATGCCTTTAGCATATTGTGGAATTTTTCAGGACGTATAGCCAAGCAATCCGAAGTCGCGACCAGACTTGCTGTATATGATCGCATATTAGCTATGACGGGGGACAAGGCGCTTGCAGTACACTATGCCATAGAAATTATGAACTATGGTCGCAGGGGTGCGAGTCCGGTACTCAGCACATATATGGCTACCGTGCCGTTTATGAACGGTAGGCTGGAGGGCCTTGATGTTACCTACAGGGGTCTTCGTGGCAAGAAGGGTTCCTCTGATATTCCAGGAGTTTATGGGTACGGATTAACCACAGGTGAGTACGAAGGTCTTCCTTTCTGGAAAAAGACTAGGGCAAAGGTTGTGAGTCGCGGCCTCGCGCTAACCGCTGCAACTGGTGTCCTTTACTTGTTAATGCGAGACGATGAGGAATGGCAAGACCTGAGGGATGAGACTAGATCTGACAACTGGGTACTCCCCCTGTCGGATCATGCATGGATAAAAATTCCTATACCATTTGAGATCGGCGTAATCTTTAAGGTTATTCCAGAAAAAATGTTTGAAGCTATTACGGAGGCGGATGTAGATGTGGGTGATGTAGGGGAGGAGGCGTGGCGACAACTACGCACTTCGCTAAGTATAGGGGGGCCACAATTATTTACCCCAGTAGTTAATGCGATGCGTAATTACGATACGTTTAGGAAGGACGGCATAGTTGATTCGTGGATGGAAGAAACCTTGTCTCCCAATGAGCAACGTAATCGGTATACGAGTAACGTTGCCAGGGGTGTAGCAGACCTTGCCAACAGCGTACCACTGGTTAACAAGATGGACTTTCTGACATCCCCCATGAAAGTCGAATACATGATGCGTCAGTATCTCGGCACGATGGGGAGCTATGTGGTAACAGTCGCAGACAGAATAGCCCGTACTGGAATCTTGCCGGATATACCATTCGATCCATATATGAATTTAGCAGAAGCAGAAAGCGTGATCGGTACCAACAAAGATTTTGACTGGAAATCCCTGATCGGCGGTGAAGGTATCGCTAATGTCCCCCTCCTTGGCGACCTACTAACTGATCCCAGGACACGCCAAGGGAGTCAGCAAGCTTTTTTCGAAATGATAGAAGACCTTGATACCGTCCTTGCTACACTAAGCAGTATTACTGATAGGGATTACTTGAAGGGTTTCGAGTATAGGAAGAAGCACCTAGACATACTGAGACATCAGCGTCAGTTGAGGTTTATGCAGAATCAGTTGAAACAGTGGCGCGAAAGAAGGGACCACTTATCAAAGATCCCCCCTGGATCAATGTCTACAGACGAGATGCGAGAATACCACCAAAGACTTCTTGAGAGCCGTCAAAGTATTTTAGCAAGTGTCAATGACCTCATGGCCTCCATAAGACAGGAATGATTTGTATGAATATTATCAGCGAAATACTCAAGGATGAACGCGGCTCCTTCAGTGCTGCCAGAACATTTCTTTTCGGGTCATTGGTTTTTACGGGTACTATCATCGTGCTGGACTCGCTCATGTTGGGAGTACCAGAGATTGCGTACACCCTCCTGGGTAGCCTTAACGTGGGGTTGCTCGCGTGGGCAGGTGGTCCACGGGTGGCTCAGTACTTGGCTCCGCAGATAGGCTCCGTCGCGGCTGGGATAGCGAAGGCAGTGAAGGGGCCACGGCGTCCCGACTTATTAGATAACAGTGCAGACTTCAGAGAACATGACGAAAGATGAATGGGTGGAGGTGTGCGGAGAGGCTTTAGAAGCCGAGGGTATCCGGCATTTCCATCCGCTTGAGGTATGCGATGTTGGGCGTGAGGCCCCCGGTACGCCGCCCTACGATCCCCACCGACTTCAGACACCTCAACTTAGTTTAATTCCCAAAGCAATTCTGGTTTGTCGTGTCCTGATTTATCTTCGGGAGGCTGTCAGGCCGATGCCCGTGCGCGTCAACTCTTGGTATCGCGACCGTCTTTACAACTATAGAATTGGTGGAGTCGGCAGTTCGATGCACCTGACCTGCGGTGCAGCCGATGTTGTTAAGCCCGGCTTCACGCCAGCCGAGGTGGCTGACATTTTGGAGGATCATCCTGATAGCGATCAATTCGGGATCGGTCGCTACAAATCATTTACACATATAGATGTGAGGGGCATGATCGGTCGCCCGTCCCCTGCACGATGGGGCAGCAATGAATAACGGCATAAGATCATTGCCCCGGTATCATCATGGTGGTCCACACACGAAAGAGGAGTTTGCTGCATTTCGTGCCCGTCGGGCCAAAGAAGAGCATAGACGCCGTGCCATGGCTGGGGAACCAGGCTATCCGAGTATCGGACCACGACCATCATGGGCAGAGCGTGTCGCTGCTCAAGTTAGATCCGTCCCGCGCAGGATAAATAGAGCCTTGCAACCGGAGACAGCCGGGGAAACTGCTGCTTTGGTCGCTGGCTCCATGGCAGAGCCACTTGGAACTAGTATCGACGTAGCTGACATGATAGCCGGTTTCGCAACACGCGACCTTCCCAGGGTGGGGTGGGGTGCGCTTGGCTTTGCTACTCCGTTTGTTGCAGGTTCAGCTATGCGAAACGTTGTAAAACATGGGGGATTGAAGGCTTTACCAAGCAGGATTGCCCGTAAGTGGGAAGACCTCCGCCTTCCGATGGACGAAGCTTCCGTTGCAAGGCGCATGGAGGAGCAAGGATATGAAGGGTTTTTACATGGGACGGGTATGCGGGGAGAAGCTTTATCAAGGGCTCCCTTGGATCCGGATCGACCGTTTTTTCAAGTGGACAACCCCGATGTTGCCGCAGAATACGGCCAGCCGCGCAATGTTTATTCACGAAAACCCAATCAACTTACCTTTGATGCAGAAGGCGCACCTTGGTCGGAGATACCAATGGAAAAAATTCGTGGGCAGATTGATCCAAGTCGCCTTGAAGAGTTTGATAAACTCGTAAGCAGATACTGGTCCCAGGGTTCTGCCTCCACGGGGCACCTGGACACCGATGTTCTTTCTAGGATTTCGCGGCAAATGGGCTATAGTGGTTTTGATGCACACAATCTGAGGGACGCTCCCTGGACAGGGCTCTCTCCTCGCAGGCTGGATCCACCCGACGCTCCATCTCTTGTGAGATCTACCTTAGACCCTGGGCTTGTTAGATACGAGGGTGCCAGATTTAATCCGCGTGATCTGGGATTGAATGATCCAATGGCTGGCATAGCAGGGTTGTTAGGTGTTGGAGCTACTGGGGCTGCTCGCAGAAATTATGTCGAGAGGAATCGCCAGTAAGAACCTGTGCCTAAGAATTATTTTACAACGTTGTCGAGCTGTGCAGCCTGATATACTTCTCAAAAATTGTTTTTTAGTAGCCTGGACGAACCGCAACAAGGCGTAACACCCGTAACAATGAGCATAAAACCAAAAGAAATTGCCGTACTGGGAGGGATTCTTCTCATACTAATGCTTGGCCTCAGGGGTTTCAGCAACGCGAAGGCCGAGGCCCTGGTAGCAGAAGAACGAGTACGGGTACTAGAGGGAGAGCGCATAGAACTTGAGCGCCAGATGGAAGAAGCCGCCGAAGGCTATGAGGTCCTACGCGATAGCTTAGATCAAGCCCATGATTCCATCGCTGAGGTACGAGAAGAGGCCGTTGCAAGGGCCTCCCGTGCCTCCATAAGCTTCGCCACGGACTTGGGGATGCTCAGGGATAGCATCAATATAGTTCAACCTGACAGTGGCTTAGGGGAAATCGTTGATAGGATACAAGCGGATCACAAAACCCAGATCCAAGCGTATGAAGTTCAGATCGAAACGCTTGAGGCAGATAATCTTTTGTTATGGCGACGGGTGGAGGTGTCGGATTCCCTGTGGATCCAAGAGCAGAATCTAAACGCATCTCTTAGAAACGAGATAGCCGCCCTCCACCAAGAGTCTGACGCTTGGCAGAGAGCGGCTAATCCCAACATCTTCAAAAGATTAGGTGGGAGTATTCCCTATATCTTGGTCGGTGCCGGAGCCATAGTTCTTCTGAATTAATTTTTATAAAAGATTGCCCCAGCTTTCGGTGTGTGAGTTGAGCTAAAGGCCAACCACCGTCAGCGCGTCCCTTAGTAGCTTTCGGTGTAGGGTCTCCCTTAGAGTTTCGATTGATCTCTCGACCGCCTCCTCCACCCCCTTAACGTCGGCTCCAGCTATACCAACCTCTTTCTGTCCACGGGTTACTACCGCATGATGGAAAAGTCTACCATGAGCCTTGATGAGTTCCACGAAATTATCAACGAATTCGTTTAACTCTAGCGAATCAGGTATAGAGACTTCCCCCGCCTTAACCATGGTTTCGGATCTGGGTCCGGTCCCAGTTCGTGGTACCTTGTGGCTGTCCTCCCCTGCTACAAGTGCCTTGATGTCAGGGGCACAACCAGATTCGATATCTGTAATCCGATTTTTTATTTTAGGCATCCTCATCAATCTATTCCCCGCCTTTCGTATTCTCCTTTCTGTCCAATAAACAATATGGTAGCCAGATTCTTTGAACGCCTCGACGATAGTACTACCGCCCGCCCTGGCTTGACAGAAGTTTTCCTGCTTCTCTGTGAGCTTAATCTCCCAACCACGCCTCACTCTCCCCCC